CCTTTTTCAACAGTATATAAACCACTTGCTTTCATTTCTTCAAGTGCTGAGGTCTGGCTGCTTCCTCCTAAAGCCATTCTCTTAGACAACTCAACTCTACCAATCTTATCATTTTTAATTACTTTATTGTTAGAAGCACCTGAGCTATTAGGGTCAAACTGACTTTGTTTTGTTCCTTTTGTTACTTTTCTTTGCAATCCTGCAACTAAACTTCTTCTATTATAACCTTTAACAGCTTCTATTTGTTCTTCTGTCATTTCTGGAACAATAGCATTGTTTGAGTTTGCAGCTGCAATCCTAGAATATTTAGGAACAGTAACTTTTTTTGCTTCTAGATTCTCATCTAATATATCAACTGTAAATGTCTCCTTTTTTTGAGCATCTGTTAAATTATCGTAGTCAGTAAAAGAAACTAGCTTACCTCCCATTCCGTTTTCACTAGTGAACAAACTGGCTACATGCTCTATATTTGTTGTGTTGGCTGCTACTTGATTATTGACGCTTGCTTTTATATCTGGATTATTTCTAGAGTCAGTAACAACATTTCCTACCATTAGTCCATCCTTAACCATTATCTCATAATTAGTTCCAACTGCACTATTAGCAAAATCCTCAACCTGGTCAGTAATATATATCCTATCAGCTCTTGTATTTGCTTTGTGCTTAAGAGCCAAAACACTCATTCCGCTTTGTCCGTCTATATAAATTGGTTTACCGTCTTTATCTAATTTACGAACTAAAGTTTTAGTTTTCTCGTCAACTTCCATTTTATAAAAATCAACTATACCCATGCCTTTATCATCAAAATTAACATCAACACCAGCTAACGTACCTATTTGAGTTTGTATCTGTTGCTTAATAGCTTCTAATTCACCAGATTGTGGCTTAACAAAAATTTGTTCTCCTTTATCATTAGTAATATATTTTCCTTTTGCTCTTTCTTCAGTAACATCTATTTCATCTCCAAATGTTTTAACAAAATCAGATAAAATTTCAAAAGTTTGTTTTCCGTTTTCTTGAAATATTAAATTTTCTTCAGGAGGAACATTTCCATTTCTTACAAGTTTTTCGCTTATAAATGCATCCTCTTTAAATTTAGCCAAAGATTCAACCATTTTAGCTGCAGCTGTATCATTACTAGGCATGTTCTCGGCAGCATACTTCTCAGCTTCACGAATTGATTTTGAAGTAGTTTTTTTAAGGTCAAGACGTTGCTTATCTATATTAGCTTTCCAATCTTGTACATCTTTTATTCCTTTATCTATAGCTGCAAACTTTGATTCAAGTGGATTACCTCCAATTAAACCTTTATCTAATGCCGCTATAGTTCCCTGTAATGCGTTACCCATAATTTAATGCTTTAGTTTGTTGGTACTGTGATTTGCCCTGATGCAACTGCTGCTGCTATCTGTTCTGGTGTCATTAAAGCTATCTGTTCTGCAGTTAAACCTGCTGGTGTTGGAGTCTGTCCGAACCCAGCTATACTTCCAGCTGCTGATTTTATACCTCCAAGAGCATCAGTCAGAGCGCCTCCAACAGCGGTAAGACCCTCTCCAAATGAAGTTTGACCATACCCTTTAGTTCCAAAACCTTCCAAAGTTCCTGCCCTACCTATTTGTCTCATTTGTTGACCTGTAAGTTCACCTCCAGGTTGTGTTGCTTTAAAAGCGTCAAATTCTGCTTGAGCCGCTTTATCGCCTCCTAGTCCAGCAACTGCTTTTCCTTCTGCGCCTCCAAAAGCACCTATCCCTGCGGTTAAAGCGCTAGTTCCTGCATCTATAAATGCTCCTGTTGCTGCTGCCTCTAATTGATTTGCTTCATTTCTCTTAGCGTCAGCCTGTAATCCTGCTGCTGCTGCCCTATCATCTTGTAAAGCTGAAATTCTAGCTGCATCCATTTCAGACGCTGCCGCACGTTTCATATCAATGTCTAATTTTTGCATCGCAAATTTATCAGCAATTTGTCCTGTCCCAATATCCTGGACTTGTTTTACTTTTCCTGCAGTTGCCGCAACACCTCTTTGATCCCCTTCTTGAGCTGCTTCTAATATCTGAGAACCCTGCACATTTGAAAGTTGAAGTTGTTTATCGTAAATATCTGTAGTTGCTCTAATTGCATCATAGAAATTTTCCTCTAATCTAGCTACGGACTCTTGTTCTAATTGATCCTGCTTAATTTCTAATCTACCTGCTTCTCTTGCTGCTTCTTTGGCTGCGCTCTGTGCCATGAAACCTTTTGCTGCTTGACCTCCTACTGCTATAGTTGCTGCTGCTATTGTTGTAAATGCTGCCATATTATAATGTTTTTATCATTTCTGTGTTATAACTATCTCCTTTTATATACCCATTTTTTTTGTAAATATCAATAAGAGAGTCTGACTTTAATAAAGCATAAGAATATTTACACCCATTAAGCTTTAATGTTTCCGTTAAAACTTCAATTAAAAAAGACAAAGCTTCTCTTCTTTCGGTTTTTTTATCATATTCAAAGTTAGATACAATCCAATCACACCATCCTACTTTTGAGTTAGTTATATATATATAACCTGCACAAACAGGTATTTCTCCATCATAAACCACTACGCCACCTTTTCCATCTTTTGGTAGAAAATCTCTTGGAGGTGGTGTCCATCTCCAATCTTTCCACCATTTAGTTAAAATGGTATCGTAGTCGTTTTCATTTAATTCTCTTATAGTAAATTTCATTTACGCAAAGATACAAAAAACTAAGGATTACTTTTGAATACTTGAGAATCTACAGTAAACAGTTCTACAGCAGATGTATTGTCGTTTGTTACTTTAAATTCCATGTAATATCCTGTAGCTCCATAAGACTCAGCAACAGGGTCTTTAAGCACTAATATATATGCATTATTAGGTATTGTAGATCCAATAGGCAAGAAATTTGATGCATCAACCGTTAACGTTTTTCTATCACTACTAATTGAAGTTATAGGACCTACAGCTACAGGTGAGCTGAAGTTGTTAGGAGCAGAAATAAGAGTACTAAAATTTAACTCATCACCTATAGATATTATTCTAGATGTTGGAGTGCTAAATTCAACCGTAATTATACCAGTTGACGCACCTGTTGAAGAAAGTAATTTACCTATTCCTTGTGTAGATCTTAACGCTAAGTTCTCTGTACCTGATATTCTTTTAATGTAAGCAAAGAAGCTACCCTCTTTCTTTACGAAATCTGCCTGAGGCATAAAACCTGCTCCCAAATCAGTTACTAAACTTATATCCCATGAGTCGTCACTTTCTAATTCAATTGTTTTAAAAACTTTAACAGTAGTAGGTTCTTGATTAAAAACACCTGTAAGGGTTGTATCATAATCAACTCCATAATAGTTGTTACGTCTTTCATTGGTGTTATGTCTGTATAAATTTCCACCTTTAAAGGTATATAAATACTGATTCATTCCTAATATAAAATCAGGGAAGTAGCTATAAAAAGAAGGCCATCCCTTTACTGATTCACTATATGTTACTGTGTAATTTTCCATATTTTTATTTATATAATTGAACATGTTCCCCCTGAACATTCTAAAATTGATGCGACTTCATTTTGACCACCAGAAGATACTATTTGCATTATTCTAAAAGGGCCTGTTTGTGTATCAGTACTTGTAGCTGCATACGCATAAAATCCTGGGGCTAATATTCCACCTAATATAACATCGCCAGCAGCAACTGTTAAGTAAGAATCGCATGCTAACGTTTCTCTTTGTAAAGGAATAGTTCTGTTTGTTCCGTCACAGAAAGTGCTACATATAGATTGTATGCTAGATATAAATATTTTATTCGTACAACTTGCACAACCAGCTGTAGCCGTTATAACTCCATTACTACCTACTGTAATAATAGATTGACCTGAGCCATTAAAAGCACTAGCGAATACAGTATAATTTCCTGCTGCTAATGGTGTTTGACCATTTTCATCGCTAAAAACAAAATTATAAAGCTCAGGTTCAGGAGCGCTTGGGGCATTAGCAGGGAAGCCTCTACTATTATAACTGTAGTTGTAATATATAGATTGTTCAGAATTTCCACACACAAGGCTACTACCTTGATTAAAACTAGCTTGTCTGCTTGATAGTGCGTTTGGACAAGAAGCAGGATGTCCCATGTCTAACGCCCAAACACTACCACAAGGTGAGAATATTTCTACTGTCAGAGTATTGTTTCCACTAGCTGTAGGTTTTGGAATAACAATTGCAGCACGACCTGGGTTAGTCGTAAAAGTATTTAATTGGTTGTTAGCAACAGTATAATTATTAGAACCATCTGGAACCCAAGAGGTAGTTGCACAATCGTAAACATATAAATCATTATCAGGAGCTGAATTATAAGGACTATTTGACACAATCCCACAGAAACTATCCCCTGCTATTGAAGTCATATAAACTGGTTGTCCTGCTGGAGCTGTTATAATTCCATTCTGTGGAGCAGATAACGTATTGTAAGTGACGCCCTGAAAAGTAAACAATATACCTTGTGGTCCTCCAGCAGCGTCAAAATATAAAACTATAGCTCCAACATCAGCTGCAGTAGAACCTGTATCTATTTCTAGTTTGTAATTGCCATTTAGAATATTAGGATTAATTACAGGTTGAGAACAACTACACCCTGAAGGAGGTCCTGCTGGAGTACATGTTCCAGTAGCTATAACAATACCATACTGTATTTCAATATATGTGCTGTCAGCTAATATTACAAACTGGCTAGTTGCTGTATTGTTTATTGCTGTTACTCCACCATCATCTAGAAAAACGTAGTTCCCAATACCTGGGGTTGCCAATGTTTCAGGAGTAAAAACTATTGGAAACACGTAAGGGGGGCCTGATACATTTTGTGCGTTTTGTGCAAAGTAATAATTTATTGTTGCAGCACCACAAGTATCATCTGCTTGAACACTAGAACCTAGGAAACTATCTAACTGTATAGGGCAATCTGTTTGAAAAGTAAAAAAAGTATCTTGAATAGGAGCGTAATAATCAATATTAATAACACTAGCGCTTACTATGTTTTTAGGTATAACCTGAGTATATACCCTTGTTCCACCTCCCCTTAAGTCAAGCTGATTAGAATTAACTGTAATAGCTTGAGAAGTTCCAGAAGATGCATATGTTCCATCTGTTTGTATATTATAGACAAGAATTGGAGGTGTGGTCGATGGGGTTTGCCCAGGCTGTCCATAATAAGTTGGCTCACCAGATGGAGTATTAAGTCCAACTGGCCCTCCTACATTGCCTATATATGTAAGCTGATTATATGTCTGTCCATTATATGTGGATAAAACACCATCTGGCTTCGTAAATCCAGTAATAGAATATACAACTACAGCTCCAACACCTGTCCCTCCACTTATTTCTGCTAAAAAAGTGCCTCTTATATCTCTAGATTCTCCTGCGATTTCTCCACAAGGCAAAGCACAAGCAGGGCATATTATTTCAGGTGAAAGAAACCCTCCTACTTGTTCTCTATATATACCATTAAACTGATAAAACCCATCTGGAGATTTAATCAATAAATTAACATCATCGTAAACAGATATTGCTGTTGCGAAGTTTTCAGAATCAATAAATTTATTTACTACACTCATTTTTTTAATTAATTTTAATATTTAACACGTACCTAAATCGTTTAGTGGTTCATTTGTTGATATTATTTCTGTAGCACAAAACTCTTCACCTTGACAAATTGGGCTGCTACATTGTTTAAATATAGTTTGCTGGTCTCCATCACAATCAAGATATGTGATTTGTAAAGTATTGTCATAAGGTATACTTTTATATCTATTACAAACTGGTGGAGGCGGTGGGCCTCCAGTACATCCACAACAAGAATCTAAAGCGGTAACATCATAACATAACTCTATAGGTGTAGGGCTTCTTAAATCCCAAACTAAATACAAATAAGTATTAGCTGTGTTATAAATGAATTGAGCCTCGTAATTTTCAGGACCTCCTGAAATTGGAGTTGCTGTATTTAATAATGGAAGTAATACATCAATATCTACTTCATCGTAATTTGTATTAGTTGATAGGTATTTTAGTTTCCCTGCATTAGGGTTAAATTCATAAGTTTGACCTGCATTTTGTCTAATCTGCATAACAACAGTAGATCCTTCAGGAGGCAAAGCTCCAAAAGAAGCAGGACCAGTAGACTCTGTAAATAAAGAAACACCATCTGATTCTAAAACAATAGAATTAGTGCTGTAAGGACTTAAATAAGATCCTTGTGTCCACCTGTATCTTACATCTGTAGTTAAAGGAGCGTCTCCTTCAAAGTTTACAACTATTTCTTTAACTGTTACGTCTGGAGCTATTGGACATTCAAAATTAATATCATAGTCAGAAACAACAATTGGTGTAGTGGTCACTTCCACATATCTAGGGCTGTTTTGTGTTTTATTAAAAGAAACACTACCTATCCCTGAGACATCTTGATTTATAACTTCAGTTCCATTCCATATAGCAGTTATATTTACTTGACCATTTACGTTATATGAAAAAGGTATTGTACCTATTACAGTAGTACAATCAATGTTTAGTGTATAAGGATCTTCTCCATTTGTTACTGTTAACACATATCCGCACTGTTTTTCTTCTGGTGGCTGAGGTATAATTTGTGTATTAGAGCTTAAAACATATTCATTCATGTATGGATCGTATCCACCTAGTTTTTGAGTTTCAAAAGAAGTTGTAAATAAGTCTCTAAACCAAGAACGCATTCCTACTGTAGATATTACATTTAATTGGTCTGTTTTAGCAGATCCTCCTTTTAATTCTATTACTGAACTTCTTTTTGAGTCCGTAAAATAAACATTATAACCATAAGAAGTAAAACTCTCTGGATTACTACTTATTCCATACTCTTCAATTCTAGCTAATTGAGTACCAAGAACCTCAGGTACTGATGTTATAGCTCCACCTGCTGCTGCATCAGAAAGTAAGTTTTTACCTACTAACAAATAAGATATCTTATCTTCTTGAAGAGTTAAGATGTCTGTCTGTCTTGAATGCATTTTTCTAATCGGTCCGTATGATGTTTCTAATGTTTTAAAATTAGCTAAAGCCAGGTTAAATTGATTTAACTTATTTAAGTTAGTTTCTTGATTAAAAACTCCACTATAAGTTACATCAGCAAACCTATGACTTTCTTTGTATTGTTCTTCTGAAACAGATGTTACTTTTTCTCCAAGTTGTATAAATGGTTTTGTAAGTCCAGATAAAACATGATTCTCTTCCGCTCCATTTCCAAAAGAATAAGAATTAAAAAAAGTTAAATCAACAATAGCAGGATTTGTTAAAGTTTGGTCTTGGTCAGCATCTGAGTTTCCTGACAAATGAAGTCCATTTACAATGTCAAATGTCTGTTCATTTTCATAATACAATTCATCATTTGCATCTAATGGCTCAGTTTCAAAAATAGTTAAAGTAGATGCTCTTTCTACTTGAAGATTAATACTAGCATAAGAATTTCTTGGTCTAAAACCACCACATCTAGGAGTTCCTGATTGATAACAAAACCTTAAAGGGGATGTTGGAGTAGCTTGCTGAAATCCTACATAACTATTACCTGTTGTTGCTAATCGATCCTCAAAAATCTTTATATCATCATACTGAATTTGATTATTTTGAGCATCATCATCACTACCTGATGAAATTCCATTTGTAAAATCAATATTATCTCCTAACACCCAATCATGTAAACTATCATAATCATTTGAAGATATAAATTTTTTACTCCAATCATAAAATCTACTTCCACAATTTCCTTGTCGACTATATCTAGTAGCATTAATGGTTATCTCTATAAGAGAACCTGCTGGAACAGTCCATGGAATATAGTCCCCAGGATTATCCTCATCTTCAATAGAGCATGAAACATTAACTAAAGGCTTATCTCTGCTGCCTCCACCACTAGACTCTTCTATTCTAGAATTTGGCGGTTTATTTGCCGCAAAGTTAGAGGGCTTTACTAACATGTAAGTCCCTGTTGGCTGACCACATTCTTGTGATCCTGGCAAAATATTTCCGTCAATATCTTTTTCACAAAGAAAATCTTTAGCCTCAGATCCAAAACCTAAAACTTTTGTTGTAGCGCAATTTAAAACAGGGCCATTTGTATCTGCTTTGATGTATAACACATCGTTATCTTTTACCTTGTCCCTATTGTCTCCCTGAAGCAAATAGTAAGCGTCTCCTGTCTCTTCTTCTCTAAAGAATATATTGCTGTATATTGTTCTGTAAAGTCCCTTAGACTCTTTAATTACGAATTTATATTTTGTAGCCCAATAAGGAGGGTAGCTATTCATTTGAACCCTAACACTGTTTTTGTCAACTGAATTAAAGCAAGGAATAAAAATAGTATTATCTGTATCAACTAGAGCGGTTGATGCTCTTCCGTAATCATCTAAATAAACTACTGCTATTTCATAATCTCTGTTACTGTGTAAACTTTGTTTTGATCCATCTAATGCATAAAAACCTTCTGCAGAAACACAGCTTATATATTCATAAGCAAAATTTCCTAATGGAGCTGGAGGTTGTACTGTTTGGTCATATTCTTCAAATTTCAGAGCAGGCGCAATAAATGAAATTACATCACTTCCAAAAGAAGATTCAATAATAAACCCCTGAGGTGTTCCACTTATTCCAAAACCAACTTTTTCCCAGTTTTGTTTAGCTACTGACGAACAAATAAACGAATCAGTAACAGACGTTCCTGTTTCTGTTCCTCCTGAAACAGGAATACAGGTGTTATTAGCTATAGGGATAAAAGAACTAATAGCATTAATGAATTCTGGGCTAGTAGCCATTTCATGAACGCTACCAAAATCTGTTTGAAGATTAAATATGAAATTATATTGAAAAATATTTTCTGGTTGACTTTGATCGTCATATGATGGGTCTCCACTATAAACAGATCCATTGTAATCAAAATCAATTCCAATTTGCGCTCCTTCAACTAACTGTATATTATCGCCTCCAAAATCAATTGATACTTTTGAATTTACAACATTAACAGCTCCGTCAATAGTGTATTGAAAACCTTCTCTGTCTCCTGTTATACTATCAGATTCTTGAAGCTCAGATATAAGTTGTAAATCATAATCAAGGTAAATAGAAGCTCCATCTTTATCGACTATGTCGTAACCATCAATGTAATTACCGTACATCAATCTATTTCCCATAATAGTTTGTGCTTGAGCAACTCTAGGAACATTGTCAAACAATCTTAATAATTGAGCTTCAGGTAATGTTGTGAATATTTTTTGATTTGTAAAAGTTATTGTTTGATCTGTACTGTCTAACCAACCCTCATTTTCTTTATTAAATCTTTCAACAACATTTATGCTTTGACTAGTGCTAAATTTAAATAAAACATCTAAATCTTTTACATTTCTACCTCCAGTGTCAAAAGTTACTTTTACTGAATTAAATATATTTCTCATCCCTTCTTGATTATAGTTGCTATAATCAAATCGAAAAGGACCAGGTGTAAAAGCATATTCACTAAATGGAGATATCGCTGAGTACTCACCATCTTCATATTGCCATCTATAGGCAAAACTAAGTAGTATTTCCTCCATAAAGTTCTCTCCCCCACCTATTTGAAATTGTTCTATTTCAGGTGCGTTTAATGGTGGAGCGACAATAACTCCAATATCTTGCTCTGTTATTTGGTCAATTGTTGTGCCAGGGTCTGGATTTAGATAAGTTCTTCCAACATTTATCTTTCTAGGAGCATTTAAGTTGTCTGTAAAAAATAAAAATTCACCTATTAAGTTTATTCCATTAACTAAAAAGTCTTTGTCAAAATTTAAAATTGAAGTAGAAATTACATGATAATCTAAAACAAATGTTCTTGTATTATATGATGTTATTAAATCTACTTTACCTGTTGAAGAAACAGGGTTAGATTCATCACTAACAAACCAATATATTGTTTCATTTGCCCCATCTTCATAAGCTCCAATACATTTAGCACCAGAACTTAATGGCTGACCATTAAAATTAAGTTGAGCAATTAAATCGTTCCCTTTTGAATTTTCAACAGCTCCTATTTCAGTGCCTTCTGTAGAACCCAATCTAACATTTAAAGCATCAATGTATTCACCTTGAGGTACAAGGCGCTCATCAACACTTTTATTCATTCTCCCTTTTATGAAATTTTTTGAAATATTAGGCATATTATTTTATCCATTTATTTTGACCCCTTAAATTCATTAATAATCTACTAGGGTGTATATTGCTTAATCTTAATTTTGCATTTCTTAAAAGAGCTGATTTTTCTTTTTTAAGTCTAGTTACTATATATTCTTGAACTCCAATCTTATTGTTTAATATTGTGTATCTCATATATGCATAAACAAATTCTTCAAACAGTTTATTTACACTAATTAAAGAGTCATCTCCTTTTTCCATTCCATCTGAAACATATTCCAAAACACAAAGCTCATCTGCCATGTCTGAGCTAAAGTTAATAACTCCACCTGATTTATTTATACTAAACGTAGGGTTTTGATTAGCAGTCTCTGTGTTAAGTCCATATCTTCCACCTATTGGATATTCAAAATACCATACACCGTTATAAAAATAACCTTCTTGTCCGTTATAAGGGCTTTGCTGGTTTAAATATATTGATTTTTTACCTCCTGTAATTCTTTGTAAATCTATCGTAGAAGTAGAAGGTTTAAGTATATTCCCATCATGATCAAATAATATTCTACAATTATTGTCCTGCAAATAAGCATCACTCCAATTTGTTTGAATATTTTCACTAAGAGGCATTAGTGTACCATTCTTGTACAAAGATATTCTTACCCAATTTACATAATCAGAAGGCAACACAAATCTTAATGTGTCACATACTTGTAATTCAAGTATTTTTATTTCTTTTAAAGAATCGTAATTTAATTCTTGTATAGCTCTTTTTGCGTGAAAAAGTATATTATATCTTTCAACATTATTTATAAGTTTATCGTTACCAACATACATCAACATGAAGTTGTTTACAATATCCTCTAATGGTATATATTGATATGAACCCCAATTCTCATCTTCTGTGTTTGGGTTTCCTGTATTCTCGTAGTAAGTATAATCGTTTATATATGCCATAATTATTGTCCTTCTTGGTTATTTGCTTCCTGTTCTTCTACTTTTCCAAATTTAGCCACATCCATCTCTCTAACTGAAACTCCTGCATACTGAAGTATTTTGTTTATCAAGTTTGTCTCATCTGAAGCAGGTAGCTCAAAATCTTGGTAATCCGCAGCTGTTTCATCAAACGATGGCTCACCTCCAGGGAATTGAGCATATGTCCAATTAGGATCATTGGGGTATCTTACATATTGAGAAACAACTGTGCCTGTGTTGTTTATTGATTCAGGATAAACTGTAATCGTGTTTCCTGTATTTATATTATTTGCACCACCTAAAACATAAGCTGGATAGATTAAACTTGGAGATGTAAGATGTGAAGAGTTTAAATAAAATATTTTATTTTGAGAAACTCTTTCTATTTCTTTTATTCCTTTTGTACTTGAAATAGAATAAGAAGAACCTACATATCCTCCTGTAAAAAAATCATTAGTTGATATTGTCAATTGAGTATTGCTGTCTACACTTACTACAAAAGCACTTCCCCCAGAATACAACTCTCCTCCTGTAGTATTTACTATTAACTGACCTGCAGCTACCTGACCTCCAGTTACAAAATTTGCAGAAGCATCTATTAAAGTGTTTCCTGTCGAACCAAAAGTTAATGTACCTGTTGCTGTTATATTTGGATAATAGTTTATTTTATCTATTAAATAGTAATCATTAGGTAAATCAAATAAATTTATACCTACATTAATTAATCCTTTAGTAGAAGAAAAACTATCTATTACTTCAATTAAACCTTTTACTAAATCAGCATATTCGCTTCCAGAAATTCTTTTGTTTTGTTTTACTATCTGTGAATTATATTGATAGAAGTAATCTTCAAATAAATCTAACTGTGCTTGTTTTGCGTATAGGTTGAAATCATTTGGAGTAATATATCCAAAATTATTTTTATTTACAATAGAAAGAACAGTTGCTCTGACTGTATTTATTAATGATGCCATTCTTTATTTTTCTTTGAACAAAGATACAAAAAAAAAAGAGGCCTCATTTCTGAAAGCCTCTTCTTGTTTAACACCTATTTAGGTGTATTTTTAATCTACTTTATCTTCTAATATTCTTAGAACTTCCAAGCCTTCATCACTTTGAAGGAATGATGCTAAAATAAATAAAGGATCTTCACCATAAGGAACTGTAAGTAATTTCTTTTTGTTTCCTTTTAAGTTATAATAAACATCTTTTTTATTCTTCAACAACAACAAACCTTCACTGAAAAATTTAGAACATTTGTTTTGAAGAGATAATAAAGGGTCGTTAATAGACTCTAAAAAATCCTCAGGATATCTACTCGCAAACAATCTAACATCACGCTTTAACTCTGCAGATGTCATTCTATCTACTTTTACTCCCATTACGACTCTAGCTATTGTTTCCAACATCTCAATGTCTAATTCTTTAGCTGCTATCATTGCATCTAAAGCTAAATCCATGCTATCTACATCTACACTAGCGTCTTTTTCTTTATCAACTTCAATAAAATCATTTCCATTTGCAGGATGATGTGCTAGAAATTTTTGTAAAATTTGGTTTTGTTTTGGAACTCTTAAAAATCCATCTTCAAAGATAATTGGTTCTAAAAGAACATTTCCATCTTGCTCATCTTCAAAAATAGTTTTTTGATTCTTAGCATATCGCATAGATCTGTTTTGTCCAGTTTCTTCGTCAAAATAAAGTAAACTACTTCTTTTAGTATTTCTTGATGGAATTGTGTAGCTCAATGGAGCTTTGTCTCTGGTAAGTTTGTAGCTTTTGTCAACAAAAGCCTCTTTGTTTTTTTTCATTTGATTACGATTTAATTTTAATAAAAAAAAGGGGTGAGGTTAATCACCCCTTTTATTGTAATTATCTATATCTTATTTAAAGATAAAGAAGTTGTTAGCACCTAAAGTACATAAAGCTCTTTCAGATAAGAAGTTTACTTCCATAGCATCTAAGCTAGAAGTAGAAGCTCCACCTGCTGAACCTGTAATCCAAGTC